GTCCGATTGACAATAATCGATGCCAATGAGAGAATACGTTGTAGTAGCGCTCGGGTCTACAGTGACTCTAGCTCTCTTGTTGAAGTCAGCTGAGATGAAGGAGGCCCTTAGGGCTGGCCTCTCAAAGCTGTGTGAAGCCCTCTCCCAGGACCCTGTAATTGGTTCAGACCTGGTGAGAGACGCATTCACAAATCTTGTGGTCGAGAGCGTTGCTCAGACGCCAGGCCACACACATGCTCTTGCCGCTAGCTTGAGGACATCCGCCACGAACCATGTACGTGCTATTGCGCGTTACTGTGGGGCCGGCCTCTTCATCCATGGGATGTCGAAGGCCGACCAAAGGAAGGCGTTGAGGGGTACTCGCCAGTGGTATTGGACAAAAGACACCAATGCTGATAACCGCGTTGAGTCGGAGCGACCGGAAGACATAGCATATATTTGCGATGTCGATTACTATATGGATATGCCAACCTTGCTGTCTAAGCAGGTCCGGCCAATCATTATGTACACGGTTGTTCCTGAATCCGCGGCATCAAGCGGTGAGTCTGACACGAGCTTTTGTTTCGACGGCGAAGGCAACCTGACAACTTGGGTTGCCGGAGGAGGATGTTATCACCATAAGTTGTGGAACTACGCCTCAGACAGCATCTTGGCTGTCCGCAAGTTTTGCGGTATACCCATTCATGCTGTTGCGTATTCTGTCGAAAGGAAACAAGTCGGCCCACACCGCCAGCTGCTGTTGTTAGCTCCAATGCGAATCTTTGGGTTCCATTGTGCAGCTCTGGCATGCGCATTGCTTTCCGGAAGACAACTCACCAGGTTTGATCCTGTCGTCAAGACGAGGACTGGTGAGAAGTTTATCCGGTTTAAGATCCAAAGACGTACAGGCACATATATTACAACTGCTAGACCAGGGCAGGAATTGTGTGCCACCGTACCAGCAGTTGAGGACCAGGCGATAGCTGCTGCCGCACGGTTGGATAGCAACAAATTGATGTTACCCACCGCGGCAAGCTGGCTCGTCGAAGGTAAAGGGGACAAGAAGAGTGCCGCTGTTTTGACTGAATATCATCGAAACAGCGAACCGGTACCCGTACCCGTAGTGTATCCTGTTGAACGGGCCGTTCGGTCATATCAGTTCAGACCTGAAGATTATGACCCGAACGCGCGCGCGAAAATGGAGGCGTTCATGAGTCCGCTGGTCAATGAGGCATATGTGCCCGTTCCTAATAAGCATGCGGAAGAGAGGTGCGTTGAAGGACGCATCAATCAGCTTAAGAAGAAGGAACCAGCACCTAGTGCTTTCAGAGATCAGTGCATAGACGAGTTTGCGGGACTCGTCGTCGCAGGAGCGATCCTTGCACCTGTCTGCTATTCCACTGTGGCGGAAAAGCAGACAACCCCCGCCCAGAAACTCTCCTTGCGTAAGGCCTGTGTCAACGGACCTTTAACGAAAAGGATATTGAAATGTTTTATTAAGACGGAGGCTTATCAGGGACCTAAAGACCCGCGCAACATATCCACCTACAATGATGTGGATAAGCTGCGCATGGCCCAATTTGCCTTATCCTTATCTGAGCATTGTAAGCAGTTTCCGTGGTATGGTCCCGGCAAGAATCCTTTGCAAATCGCCACGCGTGTGGCGGAAATTTGCGAGGGGGCGCAGTTTGTGAATGTTTCTGACTATCATCGTATGGACGGAACCATTTCATATTGCTTGCGTCAGGTTGACCGTGCGGTTTGTATGAAGGCCTTTGCAAACCACAAGGGGGAATTGAACGAATTGTTAACAAGAACAAGGATAAGTTTAAACGGCTGAGCTCTTAAGGTTAAAGAATTCGATTGGTTACGTTCTCCGTGGATGTCGTCGAAATTCTGAAGGCCTGAGAGGTGCTGTCCAAGAAACAGCATCCGGAATGCACCAGAGAGGCTAAAGGGCCCAATGGGTCAGAGAAATGCACGTCTTAACTGGCGTAGTATGCCTCAATCTGAAATCCTGTCTTTTCGGCCCGGACGCGGCACAAAGGCTGAAGGCAAGCATCAGGCCCATGGAAATGGTTCTCTTAAGAGGGACGCTGTGTGGGATTCCAGCACTGTGCTGCCTTTGAGCCAGCATAACATCGAGCATAAGGCGGGTCAAACCTGCACCATATGTGCAAGGTCCCTCATGTAAGGGCACTGTGGATTTTCGGTATTGGCCTG